AAACCTTAAAACATATTGAGAAGGATTTAATCCCATGCTCGGAGCCAACCACTCTAATAAACCTTCACATACTCTTGATTGCATTGGAACAACGCAGTTGATAATCATTCTACGGATAAATTGAGCCAAGTTACTTTCGGTCAAATTATCAGCATTTAAAAGAACATAAGGGTAATGCCACAATCTACACAATTGCTCAGTAGATAACTTACTCATTGCTCTTAAATCTAAATCAATGTTAGTAGTAGATAACTTAGTAAATCCAACTTTGGTGTTAGAGAATACAACTCTACCTTTAGCATTTGAGTTATAGATTTTATCATATACTTTATCTTCTAAATCTTGTTGTACCGTTGGATCAATATCTTCTGTGTTCATGTCATCCTTATACAAGAATCCAACCGCACCCCTTGTTTCGAAGTTTTCAATTGCTACTTCTTCTCCGCTATTAGCTTTTTGCAAAACTCTTGCACCAGCAGTTAAAGGTGAGAATCCACGATGAACCGTAGTTTGATTATTAAAATCGGGATTGAATGAACGAAACGATAAAAAGAATGCTGGCTCAACATCTTGATTGATTGAATGTATGTTATACTTAACAATTCTTCTAAACCCATCAGTAACGATTGTATAATCAAAAGGTGCAATAACATGAAGTCTTGCAATCTTACCTTTTTTAAGTGGGTCTTCCTCTGCCCATATTCCAACATCTTTAACCAATAAATCCCAAGAGAATAATGATTGAAAAAATTGTTTTGAAGTTTGATAAGAGTTTGGTCTTTTAAGTAAAGCTAAAATTGGGTGTTCTTCCAATTCTTTCATTGCTTTAGAACGAATGCTATTAGCCTCCATCATGCTCCTATCCGTAGGTCGTGTCAATAAGGCTTTATACTTACTAACCGACTTTATCTGCATTTTGTTGGCTTGATATAACTCTAATGGCACTTCAACCGATCTTGCAGATATATCATCTACGATTGCATAAACATCTACGTTCTTTTCAAATCCATTATTGATTGCATCACGATAATCTGTGTTGTAAAGAGAATACGTTTGTCCTCCATTAAACATCTGCCATTGCTTAACACTTTGTATTGTAGTCAAGGCTTTCTTGCTTGTAAAAAAATCTAATAATCCCATGTCTAAAAAATAATAAGTTTTTTCTTTGAATACTTAGTATAAACGGCATACCGAATACTATCTAATGCGTGATTAAAGTCATCAATGGGTTTATTTATTTGTTTTCCCCCAACCATCATCCATTGGTAGTTATCTACTTCCTTTTTAATGTTTTTTGACCGCCTCGTGTAATACACTTCATATTCCCGCAATTTACTTATTCCTGCATTAACACTATCGTTTCCTTTGACTGCTTTTTTAATTGGCAATCCCTCTCTGCGTAATTCCTCAATAGATTTTGGATCGGCACTATCAGCATAAATCTCACCGAGTTTATCTGGGTAAAGCTTAATCCTTTTAGCTAAATCTGAATTAGTTAATCCAGTTTGGTAAATAACTTCATCAAGGTATAACTTATTTCCTAATTTTGCAATTCGGATAAGTGCCGTAGGGTCATTTGAGAATCCAAAGTCAAGGCCACTAAACAATACATCTACATCCTTTGGAAAAAATTCACAAGGTTGCCAATCATGATAAATAAGGGATTCAACACTTGGTTTAGGGTTTTGCTGATAAAGAGATTCAAAAGTAAAAGGCTCATTCTTCTTAACCCTTAATAACTTTTCTAATGCGTGTTTTTCGGGCCACAAAGCCTCACCATCTTTTCTTTTATCATAACTATTCTCAGCTTTCTCACGAATGGCGGGAAATTCGATAATTGTCCAGTCATCATCACGTTCAAGTAGCCTCCCCGCTAAATCATCATCATACCACCTTGTTTGGATAAGAACTTGTGCCGAGCCATTATGTAATCGTGTTTCGAACACATCGGTGTACCAATTCCAAAGTTGTTCTTTAACAACACTTGATTGGGCCTCTTGGCGATCTTTAAGTGGATCATCAATAATACCAATATCAACCGATGTACCCGTTAGTGAACCACCTCTACCAACGGCTTTAACATATCCATTAGCATTTACGGTTTGAAAGAACTCAGCCATCCTAATTGCCTCCCCTTTTTTCTCACCAATCCTTGTTTCGGGAAAAAGTAGTTTATATTCCTCCCCCACGATTCTTCTTTGTATTTCATTGCTAAATTGCTCGGCTAACGTAGCATTATAAGAAATAACGGCTAATTTAAGATTTGGGTTTCTTCCAAGAAGGTAAGCGGGGAAACTTCGTGTTGACAACTCAGACTTACCATGTTGTGGAGGCACAAAAATCATTAACTTCTTAATCTTACCTGCATACACTAAATCCAAATGATCGGCAATCACCTTGTGAAACCATTGCATATCATAATCGGGTTTAATAAACTTAACGAAGTTACTAAACGACCTCCTCGAAAGTTCCCTCGTCAATATCTCTTTCTCTAATTTGGCTAAGTCTTTCTCGGATTTGCTCATCGGTCAATAATTTTGGATTTAATATATCTTCTTTAACATTTGTTTCAATTTGTATTGCTTGGGATGCCTTGCCATGTTGGAACTCAATCATAAACTGGCTATTCTTCATCTCACCATTTTTAATGTCACCTAAGATGGCATTTGCAATCACCGAAATGAAGGCAGGTGTCTGAGAGTCCATCGCAATCATTCTAATGTCAGCAACGGTCATAGAATTGACCATAGCAACCACATCTACGACATCTTGTTTAGTCATCCGAATACGAAGTGATTTATCTACCTCCTCCATGACCTTTCGGAACATATTCTTGGGCCTGCCATTAGGATTTCTTATTTCACCAGGCTGAATAGGTTTGAGGTTTTTTAATTGATTCTCAGTAAGCTTGCGTTTAGGCTTTTGATATTCTTGTTCTTCCATTTTGTAGTCATTAATTAACTTTGAAAATGCCCTATATTTTTTTTAGGTCAATTTCGGTTTAAATACGTTTTTCAATTTTGTCTTGTTGGGATTACACTAAGTATTACACTAAGTATATACTAAGTATAATATATATATTCTAATCTTATTTATAATCATTCTAAATAACCTTAACTTATTGACCCTTAGTATTTTAAGAAGTAGTTCCGCCGATAAATACCCTTATTTAGAATGGGTCTTAATAGTAGTTTACATGCAAACATAGGCAACTTTTTTATAAAACGAGTCATTTCTTTGTTTTTACTCATAATATTTTCCCAATGTTTACATATTTATCCCCAAAAGTATTAGGATTTTTTTAGTGGGTCCCCAATTCCCAACAGGCCACCCCCTTTTGCTCCACGCATAAAAATCGTAACCAAAGTTGCTCCCAAAGGTGTACACTTGCATACAAAACGTATCCAAACGTACAATTTGAATAAAAAACGTAGCTAAATAGTGTGTGTCTGGGGTGGTGGGTGGTAGTCGGTGGGTAGCTACCTTATGCAAATCTATCTTTATCCTTTATATGGGGGTTTTATACTAATGTAACTACTTGACTTTAATACCTTGCATTTAAAGGACTATCTAAGTGCAACATAGGGAAACACCTTACCTATCCTATTACCTTACCTTAAATGCAAGATATGGGCCCTTTAAATGAATTATAGAGTAAAACATATAAGCATTTAAAAAAAAGGCCCAACTTTTAAAGTTTTCTTTTTGTTTTTAATGATAAGGTTTATTAGTGTTTAATGTATTGATCCAATGTAAAGCTATTGTGTTACATAGGTATTAATATGGGTAGCTATTTGACCTGTGAAATAAGATGCCAAAATAGTTTAGTTATTATGCCAAAATAAAATACAAGAAAGAAAGAAAAGAAAGTGGGTAATACTTTATTAATACTATATGTAATACTATCTAAAGATAGGTGTAATACTAAGGTCTTTATTCAAAGAAAAAAATATGGGTTTAATCTGAATAAAAAAAACCTTTTTGAATATTTATTTTTAAAATGTATTTAACCTGTTGAATTACAAAGGATTAACCCATTAAAAAAGTTTATTATTTATGCTTTTATTGATCAATTTAATCCACTAATGAAATTTAGATTGATTCTAAATAAGCGTTAAAATCTATGTTTAAAGCTTGTATTAAGTGTTTTTACGATGTTTAATACCCTATTTCCTTATTTAGATTGATTATAAATTAGGTTTTAATGTATTGTATTAATGTAAACTTTATTTAATATTGAAAATCATTTAACAAAAACAATTTTAAACAAAACAATTATGAAGACCAACAAAAACATTATCCAATTACGCAAACAAGCTAAAAAAGAAAATTTTGCAGCGGTTTTATGCCTTATTTCTTTGCTTGTTTTACCTTATTTATTATTTGTTACCGGATCACCTGCATTAGCATTTTTATTAATTATTGCTTTTTGTCTGGGTGTGGTTTTATTTGCTTGCAGTGCAACCGAAAAACAAGTGCAAGCGGATCAAGCACAAAGAATTTTAAATTATTAATTATAAACCTTTAAAAATCAATTATCATGGCGACTAAAATCGAATTTAAAAAACCAAACCAATTAGTAAAATTTAAGGAGTACGCAATTGACTTTATTTATACTATGATAGTATTATTTATGGCTATTGCTTTTGTATCAATTATTGAAAATTTATAATTATCATTTTAAAAAAATCTTAAACTTAAAAACACAAAACAAATGAAAACATTAACAGAACAAACGCAAATCATTACAGGAAATAGCGAAGCTATTAATTATCAAATTAGAACTCAAATGCAGGCTAATTTAGAATTTCATAATAGAATTTATGCAAGTGGGTTTTATCAATATAAACAGCCTAAAAAACTATTATCGGCCGGCATGACAAACAGTAAAACCGCTAAAAATACATTGGACACGTTTATACTTTATTTGTCCCCATATAACCAAAATAGTTTTGGTATAAATATTTGTCCAAAAGCATCGGCCGGCTGTATTGCATCTTGTTTATTTACTGCAGGACGTGGCCGTTTTTCAAATGTGATCCATGCAAGACAAAACAGAACTGAGTTTTTTATGAAGGATAAAAAAGACTTTTTAAATATGCTAAAAAATGAACTTATTAAAATTAGTAAAAATGCAGTTTTGAAAGGTCAAAAAATAGCTATTCGATTGAATGGAACTAGTGACCTAGACTTCATCGGATTAATTAAATATCATTTGAATTTTAATATTTTAGATTTACCTAATTTGATTTATTACGACTATACCAAAATTTATGGTAAAGCGTTAAAATATAAGGATTGCGAAAATTACTTTGTAACTCTATCCCTGGCCGAAAATTCAGATTTAAATATTATTAAAAAAGCATTAAATGAAGGGATCAATGTTTCGGCAGTTTTTAAGAACGAAATGCCTGGTAGCTTATTAGGTTTCCCGGTTATTGATGGCGATAAGACAGATATTGAAATGATCAATAATAAAGGAGTCATTTTAGGATTAAAAGCAAAAGGAAAGGCCAAAAAAGATACCACAGGTTTCGCCATTACTGATTTGACTAAATATAATTTTTAACAATTTAAATATAACAATTATGAAATTTACAATTAATAAAAGCGATCAAATTTTAGCTAGTGTATGGAATTGGGAAGGGATCCTACTAGCTTCTGTAATTACAAAGGAAATAGGATCAATAGAGGAAGCAAAAAAAATGTTAATTAGTAAAATTCCTTATGACTATATAAACAAAAAAATACAAATTGGAATATGGAATTTAGATGAAGAAACGGAAAAACTTTTTACCTGTTTTGCCAGGGAATAAAACCGGATTAAATTACGTTTAAACATTAGGCCCTTTTTTATGGGCCTTTTGTTGTTATATTAAGTACCTGTAATAAAATTGATCATTGGCCCTAATTTTTGGGCCTTTTGTCGTTTAAAATAACCACTACAAAGCATTTTATTAAATACATTGGATTTAAAGCATTATTTTAAGCCTGCCTATCCAATCATATTGCTACCTATGTTAAAGTCCATTAGAAGCAAAGTATTGACCTTTAAAATTGATAATTAAACAAAATAAATCCTTTATAAAATGAATAATTCAAAATTAATCAAAAATCAAATATGTTATGCTTTGCATAATACTTTTAAAATTAAATTTAGCCAAAGTAGTGGAAAACATGGTTTGAGTGTTCCCAGCCAAAAAGCTGATAGTCCCGGGGAAATTTGGGGAAAAATTACAAATCCAACCGACCAATTTATTATTTTATGCTTGATAATTTTTTTTAGTTCACTTTTTATTTTTATAACATTTTTGCTACTTTTTTTGATAATTTATTTGAATTAATATTTAGATAAAAAAAATAATTAATATTTGTTTGCAATTATTAAATAAATCTTGTTTACATTTGCAAAAGAAATTACAAAACAAAATGAAAGAAAAAACTGAAAAAAATCCCAAAAAAGCGGGTAGACCAAAATTGGAACCAACCATCGTAAGATCGGTAAGAGTTAAGGAATCATTAGATAAGGAAATGTGCAAGAGATTTTCGAACAAATATGTAAGTAAATTATGGCCAGATTTTTGCCGAGTTTATTTACTAAATAATTAGCATTCATAGTTGATAGGTTTAAGATTAGATTGGGGAAAGGCATTGAAATTTTTTTAGTGCCTTTTTTTTTCAACACTTTTTCTGGAAATGATAAAAATGGAAAATAATAATAAAGCAATCACTTACGAGGAATACAGGGCAGTAGCCAAGGTATTTACCTTTATTTGCAAGAATGATAAGAAATACGATAAAGATGGTAAGATAGTTATCTCTTTTGAATCCGAAGAAGATTTAGACAACATTATTGATACTACTTGGGAATCTTTAAATAAAATTCAGAATGAATTGGAATGATGATAATGATGTAGCTAAGTTTTGGGCCTTTGTTTGGATACTTTGGGCCGTTACTACATTTTATATTGCAATCAAGTATTTACATCTTTTATGATAGAAACTATATTAGGAGTTGTGCCAAGTAAATCTAATTCATATCGAATAGCTGGTAGATTTATCTACAAAACAAAAGCACTTAAAGATTACGAGCAAAGTTTTATTGATCAATGTATTAAGTACAAAAATGCTAATATTGAAGGAAACCTAAAGATTACATTGAAAGCTTACTATCCTAACCGCAAGAGCGATTTAGATGGATCGGCAAAAGCAGTTTTAGATTTACTACAAAAAGTGAATGCTTTTGAAAATGACAATAAGGTTGCCGAGTTATTTTTATTTAAGGGATTAGATAAAGACAATCCAAGAATAGAATTTAAAATTGAAACAGTAGATTATATAATTTAAACTTAAAAACAAACGCAAATGAAACGAGTTAGAATTGGAGAAGTAGTTCTTGTCCACAATCAAAACAAAAAGGTAGGTGCTAATAGTGAGTACTTTGCCGTAATCCTTAGAATGCCCAATGGCCCATGTAAATTCCTATTTACAGAACACGAAATTGATACGGCTAACAACCGGGCAATTGACAACTGGGAAGACACCCCCGAAAGAAGTTATCTATCTACATTTTTAGATTAGTAAAATGCAGGGCAAGAAACCTCATAGCTATGATACATCATCAGATGTGTGTTATTATGGCACAATTGCATTAATTGTTTTACTTATAATGTTTGCAATACTATGACAACGCAAGAATCACACAACTATCTTACATTTTATAGCCTTTGCAACTTCATGCAAGACTTCATTGAAGACAAATGGGCAAGAAATAGTAGCAATGTAAGGAAGGTTAAATTATTGTCTAATCAATTAAAGAACGAATTAGAAAAATCCGTAGATCATGTATTTACTAACAAAGATACCGAAGGGGTTGACA